GGATTCTCCTGGTTCTTAGGGTTAGATACCCTTGCAACATAACCAATAGTCTTCTCTGCGTCAGGAGTCACAGAGATCAAACGAACGTTAGTCATAATCTATTTTAATTGGTTCGTGATTGAAAAGGATACGAGAGATTAGATATAAACCAAATGCTTTAACATATCCAATCGTTGCTAGTCCAAAAAGACCTGGCACTAACCAATTCCATAACAACATTAAGAACAATGGTTTAGTAAAAAATGACACCACTTCTGCTCCACGCTGGATATCTTTCCTATCAGCAGGGGTGTTCTTTGTGTATACACTCATGATTTCTTTGGTTTCTTTGGGGGTTTCGCTTTCGGTTGATTCCATAACTTTGGATTAACTCTTCCAGAAGTTTGCTTAAGAAATTTAAAATCTTTTTTGTACTTATCATAGTACAAATCAAAAACTTCTACTGAACTAGATGACATAGCAATGTCATAAGCAATCCTATTCTCCTTAGTATACTCTACAACGTAAGTATTATAAGGTAGTTTAGTATCTTTTGCAAGCGTAGGGTCACAGTCTTCATGAAGAATGTTCATTATGAACGATTACCCCACTCGATTTGTGGAAATGCTTCTTGTACTACTGCCTTAGTAATACGCTTATACTTCTTATTCATTTGTCCATCTTTAACTAAACATAATAACTCTGCTTCTTCTGCTGATAAACCTTCCAACAGTTGAACAAACATAGCCTCACGTTTTAAAGACTTCAAACTATCCTGACCACCTTTAACAAAGCGATAGAACCCTTTGGATTCTTGCTCTAAGCGTGTGTGATCTGTACCTACAGGTGCATCATTAGGTGTGTATGGAACATCACCTTCAGGAACCATAGAGATGACACTCTCATCGAAGTTCCAAATCAATAGCATCCGAAGTGCAGAAGAATTGTTCTCTCGAAGAAGTATTACCTTCTCTGCTTTTGTTTTTGCATTGGAGACCTTTCGTAAGATCTCACTAAGAAGTAACCTAGAGTTACTATTTTCAAGTCCTTTAGCTACCATAATTAATCATCATCCTCATCGAATTCAGTGTAAAAATCTTTTTCTTTGCGAAGGTAAATTAATTCATCGTGAATTATATTACCGTTGCCGTCTAACATTTCGGGATGTATAACAGCCCTAGCATAAGCAGCGTTTTCAACATAGTCTTCAACGTATCCTTTTGCTAGCCATGATACCGTGACCCCTAAAAGGAATGCACCGATTACCATTAATACAGTTAATGCAATTTCCATAGGTCTCCTTACTACTGTTTTTATTTAGAGAGTTTCTTCCTCCCTGGTTTACGTGACAGTTCATACGTCCAAGCATCGCTCAGTATACGGTGAAGATAATTTTTTAACTTTCTTGCTCTAGGTTTACCTAGATGACCGTATGCTTCTCTAAGTTGGCAGTGTTCATTGTCTGAACCTCCTTTAATATATTGTTCTAGATCATACACTAAGAGAGCTAACTCTTTTGCTGTACTAGAATCAATAAATTCTTTAGCTTGTTTACGAGTTGCCTTCATGTGCTTTAGATAAGTAAGACAATCAAACAAGTACATTTCTCGTTCAAAAGCAGCATCTATAGCATGTTCAACAAGGTCGTAAAGTTCTTCCATCAAATTAGATTTTTTTCTTGGAGGTATTTAACAGTGTCGGTGCATCCACCGAGTTTGTCTGAGTTTACCAGTACTTGCGGAAAAGTGCAACCCCTTCCAAATTCTCTTTGGAATGCTTCACGTGTATAATGCACTCCTAGCTTGTATTCTCGATAAGGAATTGATTTCCCATCTAATACCTGTTTAATCTTTGAGCAGTAAGGACAATCATCCTTTGTATACACTGCGAAGTTTCTCATAGTTTCCTCTACAATAAAAAAGGGGAGCTATGCTCCCCTAGTTGTTTAGTTATTTAGTTCGACTTAGAATGTGAACTTAACGCCTGCTTTAGCACCGTAGTTACGGATGGTATCGCCATCGCTGTCTTCGCCAGCAGTAGCACCAGATAGCTCAGCATAAACGCCTGTAGAATCAGACACGTTGAAAGAAGCACCGATCTTTGCAGAGATTTCTGTCTCTGTATCGTCAGCAGATTCTGTATGAACTAGTGAAGGACCACCTTGGACGTAGTAAGCGATTCCACCTTCAGCACCAGTTGTACCCTCGTATCCAAGATGTACATCTGTAGTAGCAGAAGAATAATCTCCATCAGGATAAGAAAGGTTAGATTCTACATTCACGTAAGGACCAGCAAAAGCTGCACCAGCGAGAAGGAATGGAGATGCTGCAACAGCAGCGATTGTTGATTTGATAGACATGATTGTTTATTTTTAAGTATCTCGCAAGGGAAAACCCTGCGGATGATAAGACCCCCGACATGGGATCTTGTATTACATCTACACAGGGTTACGATTCTTTCGAGTCCTTTGTATGATGGTATTTATAATAACATAACTTTACATACTTGTCAAGGTCTCCGAACCTTTTTTCTTAACTCCTCATGTCTCTTCCTAGATTCTACCAAGCGTTGTGCTGTTGTCAACTTATCTTGATAGAAATCTTTCATGTGTGATGGTATGCTGACAACATCAGAAGGTTCTACTATAGATTCAAACTCTAGGTCAGTATCACCAACAACTTCTCTTAGTTCTTGTGTTAAATTTTCTTTTTTAATTTTTGGTAGTTCCATTATAGTACCTGTACAACACCAACAACATCAGGAATTTCTTCCATCAGTTTACGTTCTATACCTTGCTTCAATGTCATAGTACTCATAGCACATGTCTCACATGCACCACCTAACTTTACTTTAACATATCCATCTTCTATATCATAAAGTTGAAGGTATCCACCATCAGCTTCAATATAAGGAATAAGTTCTTCAAGAACCCTTAATACATTTTCTTCTGTTAGTTCCATGTGTGTTGCCAGATAGTATTGTCTCTTAAGATATTCATATTGATTGTCCATTACATTAAGTTGTTACCACATACATCAAGGTTGGCACTCAATCCACCACGAGCAGTGTGTAATAATAACTCACCGTGAGTAGGATGATTAGCAGCTACAGAGATTGCATTATTAAGACCAGCAAGATCCCAACTGTTAAACTTAAAGGAATTAATCCAATAGTCAAACCCACCTGCCTCTGGTCTCCTACTTATAATTGTACCATAAGACGTGACAAGTTGATCGTATACCTGTTGATATGTATACCCAGTTTTAACCGTCCTAGAAGCCCATCCAGGTACTAATCCTGTTACAAATCTATAAGGATCTCTTATAGTTGTACCATCATTAAATGCTAAGTACCCCTGAGTCCACTCTCCATATCCAGCATCAGTTATACCTGTACTTGTACAACAAGGTCCACTAAACTTCCAACCAGATGAATCTCTAGTAGTCCACTTCAATCCACTATCAGCAGGTTGTTCTATGTCTAAAGAACTAACTACAATGTTTTCCATCTGAGAACGTAAGGTAAATGCAATACCACCTGGATTCCCTGCCCATGTATTATCTGCCTGACTTGTATTAGTTAAAGTAACCCCAATACTATGTGGACCTGGTGATACATCAGTAATAGTAATCTCTGTACTAGTAGTATTAGAAGTAATAGTTCCTTTAGATACACCATCCCAAGTAATATCAGCAGTACTATCTGCCTGTACTTCTAGTACATAATATCCAGTATGTAATGGAGTTACATTCCAAGTAGCAGTATGAGCAGTACCTGTTAGAGAATTAATGTTAGATGGATACACTGCGTACTCATTCATAAAGTCTGACCAGTCGTGATGAGGTCCAGCTTTTACCCAACCAATACTATTACTACTACCACACACCCCACCAAAACACATCTTTATAAACCAACCACCTGGATTTGAATCCCAATTATCTCCTGTACCATTAGTGGTAGTAGCAGTAAGTTTTAAAGTACCAACAGGTAACGTTGTTGTACCTGTAACTGGTGTAGTAATACTAGATGCAGTAAGAAAAGCAGTCTCACTATCATTTAAAAATATAGATCCACCAGCATCAGAACCAAATGTAAATCCATATGTACCTGCTTCTAGTATCTCAATTTGATATGTAACTGTCTGCAATTCACCAGGAAGAGTACACTGTTCTGGATTAACCCACACACCATACTTCTGTGCATCACCTGACCATGCATCAACTGCATATGTTATTGGATTTGACTTTGCTTCTTTTGTTTTCTCAACTGTAGTACCATCCTCTTTATAACAAGTGATGGGTTTAATATTAACATCAGAATAATATGGTGTACAACTATCACTAGTTAAGGTTGGGACAACAAAGTTGTCACTCTCTCCTAGATCTTCGTTAGGTCCACCATCACCATCAGTAGTATTTCCTAGATATACATTCTCACAATCATAATATGTACCATCATCTCTAACCTTACACTTAGTTCCTATAAGAATAGCAGGTAAATCATCGTAAATATCTCCAGTAGGATCCCAAAACCCACCATCAGGTACAGGATGTATCCACCCATCTTCATCTGGCCATTTATCTACTTCTACTTCTTCTTTTTCAGGTAAGGCACGACGAGATCTCGATGCGATATCACTATCAGATACTAACGCATCACATACTGGACCAAAAATACTGCCTTCAGGATAATAGTAACTCATATATCCTTTTTAAATATTTAGTTCGTTCGTTGCATTGGCCAACGTGCTTGCACAGTATTATTAGACTTAATCAATGTACTAGCAGTTGATTTATCAGAAGGTAATATCTGTTTTATATTAGCATTATTAACAAATGTTCTTACAGAATACCTATCTTCAGTGCCATAGGTAGTCTGTGCATGCCAAATCTCAGCAGGAAATAGAACCATTCTATTAGCCTTCTGTTGTACCCTTATAGTCTCATTAAACTTAGAACGATGCTCTATAATAAGTTCTTCTAATCTTGGATTGGATACTCCTGTCCTATGATATTCTTTAGTTGCTTCAAGATACTCTGGAGGAACAGTAGAACCAGTCATGTATGTAGATTTAAAATCCTTTTTCTTTTCATAGAAAGATGTACCAACATTACCTTCAGGTGCATCATTCAAATATATTATAGCAGTAGCAAGTTGTCCTACATTATTATCTGCATGTATCAATCCATTATTTAATAGGTGTCCTCTATCTGAATGAGGAGTAATCTTTTGAAAATCTTGTACTACATGCCATTCTATCTCATGGTCTCTAGGATCCCAGAAAGGAGAAAAGACTTGTTGACAACAATACTTAGCAAGGTCTACATCTATCTCAGCAATTGTTTTCTTACTTGCCACACCAGGATAGTTTGTTCCAGAAGGTTCTTGATACTCTAGACTCTTTGCTAGTTTCAATACCTCTTCAGGATTACCAAAGATACCATCAATAATAGTAAGAGGAAAGTAAAGTGGTCTAGTCATCTCTGTTGTCTCTCCCAAATACCTCTGGCATGTGCGTTGTGTTCAATCAATTTCTGAGCCCAAATTCTATCTTCAAGAGTAACCTCCCTATCAAGGCGTGTCTTGCATGCAATAATATGAAGTCTTAGTCTGTAGTCTCTACTCAATGGCATAATTCATTAATCACTAGAGGTAATAATCTATACTCTGCTCTTTGAATACGATGAGTCAAAGTTTCAATAGTATCATCTTTACATATAGGAACTCTTGATTGATCTATTATATCACCACCGTCAAGCTCCTCATTAACATAGTGAACAGTACATCCTGTTTCTGTATCACCTGATTCCAATGCTTGTTCTACTGCATGGAGTCCTTTATACTTAGGTAACAAAGAAGGATGTACATTTATAATCTTATTAGGGAATGCTTCAATAAATTCTGGTGGTAACACTCTCATGTATCCTGCCAATACAATTAAGTCTACTTCCCATGCTTTAAACATGGAAATCATTTTATCATAATCTTTATGTGGAATTCTTACGTGAGGTATACCAAACTTACCTGCTTTCTCTGCAGCACCACACTTCTTAGTGTTGTGTATCATCACAACAACTTCATGTTTCTGTTGAGGGTATCGGATTATGTTCTCGAAGTTGGTTCCGTTGCCAGAACACATAACACCTAATCTCATAAGTCTATATTAATTCTAGATGGTTCTACAATCTCTATCTGAAAAGGTTTTTCAAGAAGAGATTTGATATTCATATATGCAACTGCAGTGATTACTTGTGGAACTATAAAAGCAATCATTGCTATAGCCCAAAAGACATAGTAATAGTTTTCTTTATTCTGTGTTCTCATAATGGTGGATACTCCTCGCTTGTAACTTTTTCAGTTTTCTTAGTCTTAAAATCTTCCATCAATCTTTGAACTTGTTTCTTATCAAGTCCAGCAAGTTGTTCACAGTTTTCTAAACAACGATAGATACATTCCCTATCAGAAATGGGTGGGGAAATCTCCCACCCTTGCTCGTCATAATACTTCTTACCCTCAGTGACTTGTGCCTCAACGTAAGCAGCATCAAACTTATCTTCTGGATTAGTATAACTATGAGTCATTCTTGTAATTCATCCAATCTATAGGGTGAACTAGGATTATGATATTCTTTCAATGCTTCTAACATAATCTCTTTCAACTCTTGCCTTTCTTTCTCTTCAAAGATAGGCCACACTTTAAAATTTGCTGGTGGGTAGATGGGATTGCCATCAGCATCACGAGGATATATGTTGTCCTTACATCCTTCAGTTGCTTCACCACTCATTCCTTGAGTGTCAATCTTGCTCATCTTCTCTCCTCCTTATCCAATCTCTATACATTCTACCATAAAGCATACCTTCATCAGATCTTATATCAGCACCATCTAATAATTCTTCTTCTCTTTTAGTCAATCCTTTAACCATCTTCTTGTACTCTTGTTCCCACTTAGGGACATCTTCTAACCATTGTGTAGGCATTTTAAAAAACTATAGAGGTCAAAAATTTTGCCGAGATTTTTTTACGGATATCTGGAAACCGAAAGTGGATTTTGGTTTTACCCTTGCCATACCATGTCAGGCATTGCTTGTTGTCCTGGTCTTGTTACAAATAATAATATACCATAGCATACAAACCATATGATATTAAACAACCAAGACTGTCTCCAAAAATACTTTCTCACTGCCATTGACCTGAGTATCTGAGGTGCTTTACCTTGTGCTCTAAAGATCTGTTCAATTATAAATGCAATGATTGTTGCTATCACTAGAGGATAGAATACAAAGTTTGCAAAAGACATTATCGAAATTAAGAAAGCCATTTTATTCTGAACGTGTATTGAATAACCATAACCATA